ACTTGATCTGACCCGTTGGCTCCATTTAAACCGCCCGAAACGCTGGATCCTCCTCCACCACCGCCGCCGTTGGCTCTAGTTGTTGCGCCAACTGCGCCCGGGACAGTAGTCGAGCTACCTCCTGCGCCGGCCGAATTCGAACTGGTACCGTTTATGCCACCTGCGCCGCCTGCAATAACAAGTATGCTACCATTAGTATTATAAGGACTACGCACTACAAAAGATCCGCCACCACCTGATCCATAAAACGCATTGTTGTTGGCGCCAGACTGCCCAGCAATAATCTTAATAATCTCGCCACGATTAAGAGTAAATGTGCCAGTTATTGATGCACCGCCAGCAGCTCTGTTACCACCACCGCCTCGTGCGCCTACAGCAGTTACTGTGTATGTTCCAGTGGTTGGCACAGTCCATAATTGTATTCCATTATCTGTGCCAAAATAACTGTCTTCGTTAATCCAAGTATTAGCAGAGGTATCGTACAATGCTCTTAAGTTAGAGGTTGTCGGACCAAATTGGCCGACGCTGTTACCGTTGGTAAATGTAAAGTTAGTAAAGGTATATAGTGAACCAACACCAGTTATACTAACCCCGTTTATATTACCACCTCGAATATCCATATTATACTAAACGTTCCATTACAATAAAGTTACCTTTGTAACCATTACCAATGCTTAATGTGATCCTATAGAAACGGCCGTTGGTCATATCTTGTAAATTGTAGACAGCGTTGTCATTAGCCCAGGGAAAATCCCAGCCAAACGGTTGTTGCCACGATGTATTTAAGACTTTACTTTGCCAGTAATTAGCTCCTACATTACCAACACCGTTGTTAGTCCAGTAAAGAATACCGCTAATATGCACACTCATAGTACCTGCGGTTACTCTGAACTGTAGACTTCGTGGACTTGCTGTGTTTAGTTTAACAGCAATAGTATCTAATACAACTTCAACGCCATCATCCACTCGTGCTGATTTGAATCCAGGTAATTGTGGCGCACCACTAGGAGCACCAATTTTAGTTTCTAACATACCAGTAGGATCTGGTAATAGGATTGTATTTGTTTGATCATCAAAAAATAGTTCAGTGTATTGCTTGGCAATACTAGCTCTGGTATCAGTGGTGTTATGTGAATGTAATTTTCGAATTGTCATCGTTTATCCTATGAATGTGACACTCCAGCTGTCGTTACTATCTAAGTTAACGTTACCTGTTATAACTTGTAATCTTATAGTGTCCCCGGCTATCAATTTGGCATAACCACTCATAGTAAAATGTGTTGCTGTACCAATGTTAGTATCTGTTTCCCAGAATGCAATAATGTTTGCGCCCGAACCACTACTATTCTTTTGTAGACTTGCTTGATTTAAACCATTATTGGATCCAACACGTAATGTAGCTACAGCGTGGTATATTCCTGGTACTGGTGCAGTGAATATACCAGTAGCGTTGTTATAGTGGTCGCCTTGATTATAATCGACAACTTGATTGGTTATTGTAGTTCCGCCTGTATATTGCGTTGAAGTATTACCATACACTCGGAACGCTGGCAAGTTAGGTATACTAATAGCATTAGAACCAGTAACAATCACATTACTTGTAGTTGTAACAGCACCGTTACTCAAGAAGCTGGTTACATAAGTTCCTGCGGTAATCGTAGTATTTGAAGTTATACCAACAAGGTTACCGACACCAGTAATATTACCCACACCAGCCGCTGCTAATGTCAAATTTCCTGTGGTTATTGTGTTGTTAACTGTAATATTACTGTTGGTTATAATATTACCAACTAGCAAGTTGCCAGTTAGAGATCCAACTGTTACCACAGTGGTTGCAGCACCCATATTAATTGCTGTGGCCACACCACCTAAGTTAATTGTAGTTGCCGTGGTGTTAAACAAGTTACCTGTGGTTTGTGTAGTTACTAGACCACTTGCACCTTGTACAGTTAATGTACCAGCACTGGTAATACCAATACTGTTTTGTGTAGCAAGTGCTGTACTGGTAAGACTCATTCTTGCACCCAAACCAGCTGCAGTGTTGGCTGTTGCACTACTTGATGCATTCCATGCAAATGTACCACCATCTATACTGAACTGCCCCGCACCACTTGCATAGGTATTACGAGCCATCAATTGGCCGTTGGCCTGGAAGTACAGGTTGTTCATCATATAGCTGGCACTGTTTGACGAGCCGCCAGCAGTAATAGTAGTGTTATTACCTATGAAAACTGTTGTAATGTTGCTTGCTGTGGGATATGCGGTTACCACATTGCCTAAATACAATGCTGTATTAGCTGCCAACATTGACACCACATTAGCATTAGTATAGTTACTGCCACTAGCAACGATACCAGTTAGTAAACTACCGTTACCAATAAAGAAGTTACCGGTTACATTACCTGTGGCAGTAAGAGCGCCTGTAACAGAAACTATACCTGTGCCGTTTGGAGTCAAACTTATGTTACCATTACTGCCTGTGATAATGCTCAACGCACCTGTGTCAACAATGTTGCCTGTAATGTTTAAGTTACCAGCAGTAATGTTGCCAGTTGTTGATATTGCGTTAGAACCAAAGCTGGCTAGCAATGTGGCCACATTAGAATCATTGTAGTTAGCTGTTGCAGTAATTCCAGTTAACAATGCGCCGTTACCAACAAAATAACCAGCAGTAATATTACCTGTAGTAACAATAGTGTTGCTACCATAGCTACCCAAGAATGAAGCCACATTGGCGTTGCCATAGTTAGAACTACCACCAGTAATACCACTTAAGATGCTTGCACCATTTGGATAAATGATTGTAGAACTGTTTGATGGTAATATTAAATTACCATTGGCTGAAAAGTCCCAACTATTACCGTTCGAACTAATCGCTACAGTGTTGCTTATTAAGAATAAATCTTGATCCTGTATATCAACATAGGTAGTGCCGTTACCAACATCTATCCTGGCGTTATTTGTACTAAACGTTATAGTTGCACCGTCACCGTTGGTAATTCTACTAGGAACAGTTAAATTACCGTGTACGTCAAACTTCCAAATGCTGTTGCTTGCTCTTACGTAGGCATTGGCATTAACAGAACTTAATTCGATATCATTAGCCGAGGCATTTCCAAGATTTGCTAGAGTTCCGAAAGTTAATCTACCGCCAACCGAATGTCCTGGGCTATCGCTAAAACCAATAGATTTAATACTACTGTCCAGTATCCAAGTGTTTGCTGCGGAGTCTGTACCAAAATACCAATTACTTAAAGTAGTTGATAAAGAATTAAAACTTAATGTAATTGTATCACTGACTGGGCCTGCTGGCTCATTGAAATTCCAATAGTATGATGAACTGTTGGCTAGCGTAACTGTATTGCCAGAAGTTTTTGTTCCATCGGGGAAAGTTAAGTTTCCTGTTGAATCGAACGCCCAAACACTAGTTCCTTTAACGATATTGGCTGCAATGTTACCAGTGTATGTTGGTAAGTATGCGGCTACATTGGCATCGTTGTAGGTGCTGCCTAAACCAGTTAAAATGCTTGTGCCGTTAGGGTATGTAAAGCTGCCTGCACTAACTGTAGCAGCACTAACGACACTAAACCCAGATATGTTGGCGCCGCTACTTGCAGTCATACCAACAATACCTTTTACATTAAGTAAAGTTCCTGCTTGGTTAAACGGAGTTTGTACACCACCCAAATCTATATTGCCATTTGCAAAAGAAATGTTACTGATGTTGCCACTATATGTTGGCAAGTAACTAGCAACGTTTGTGTTACTGTAGTTTGAACTACCGCCAGTGCCAGTAAATGCTGTACCGTTAGCATAGTAGTAGCCTGTGGCAAAAATGTTACCAACACTAGTATTTGCTGTTACTGTTAAATTGCCAGGGAAACTTACATTACCAACATTACTAAACACATAGCTGTATGTGTTTGCAACCAATGTAACATTTGGCTCGTTACCAGAAATATTACCAACTACAATGTTACCAGTTAGGTAACTGGCTACGTTAGTATTGCTGTAAGTTGTGTTGGCAACAATACCTGTCAGTAATGCGCCGTTACCAATAAAATAATTACCAGAAATGTTACCAGTATAAGTTGCTGTTGTTCCTGATGCGTTACCAATGTGTGTGCCAAGTAAATTACCAGCAGTAATGTTACCGGTAGTAACAATAGTATTGCTACCATAGCTGCCCAAGAAAGATGTTACGTTTGTGTTTCCATAATTGCTACTTGCAGTAATACCAGTTAGTAACGCACCGTTACCAATAAAGAAGTTACCGGTAATGTTGCCAGTTGCAACTACAGCACCACCTGCATATACATTGCCTGCAATGCCTGCACCACCCGATACTGTTAACGCACCAGTACTGGTTGAAGTTGCTGCTGTAGCAGATGTTACTTTAAGTGGTACTTGAACTGTTAAATCAGCGGTATTAAAGATCGCGTGTACGCTGCCATTTGGCGCAGCCAAACGACCTGCGCCCCCAATTACCACACTAGGGAATCCAGCAACACTGGTATTAGGCTGAAGTGTTATGCTTCCTGGTCTGCTTACAGTATCGCCATAAATGTAAGCGCCAGTGTTAAATGTTAATGCGCTGGTATTATTTGTAAGTGAAATATTAGCCGCAGATATGTTACCAGTATAAATTGGCAAATATGCTGCTACATTAGTATTACTATAAGTTGCAGGTAACCCAGTTAATTGACTGCCGTTACCAAATATATAAGTGCCTGTAATATTTCCATTTACAGTAAACGCACCTGCTGCTACCGTAGCAACAACATCGTGGTCGTGTCCACCGCCTGCAATAATCTTAACTACTTTGCCTTCAGTGCCTGCGCCAACAATTAAGTTACCGCCCTGATTGCCTGCGCCGTTGCCTAAAGTATACAAATAAGCATCGTTAGCTCGTACACTGTTACCAACAATATTAGGACTTAGGCCATCAAAGTTGCTGCTGGCAATACCCATATCAACATAATATGTTGCGTCGGTGCCGTTGTCGGCAGTAACAATATAATCTCCTGTAGCTGCATTTCCACTGTTAACATTTTCTAAGTTAATCTGAACATAGTCGTTATAATTACCGCTAGACTGAACTATTGTTTGTTGCAGTGGAGTATAGCCTGCGGCTATACCAGTATACAATGCGTTAAAGCCTGTGGCAGCATTACCAAAGAACTGTCCACTATTACCACTGATCTGTGTAATATTACCAATGATAGTAGAGTTACCAGTTACTATTAAGTTACCAATCGTAGCATTACCACCAACTTGAAGCGTAGTTGTATTAGTTGTGCCAGATACTGCTAGGCCAGTTAGTGTACCAACGGTGGTAATTCCTGTTTGACTGGCTGTGCCTATAGTGCCATATATTGTGTTAAATGTACCTGTGTTGCCGGTTACATTGCCTAAAAAGTAACCAGCAGAAATATTACCTACAGTTTCAATTTCTCCGGGTGCTGTTAGTACGCCCGTTTCATCAAATACCCAATCACTGATTCCCACCGTCAAAGTTAAATCAGCACCATCTGTAGTAAGCGAAGTTGCTTTTACTGCGCCATTATACACCGTCAAATAAGCAGCGACATTAGTATTGCCGTAATTGGCATTAATTCCAGTCAGTTGACTACCATTACCAAACAAATAATTACCAGTAATATTAGCTGTTGTTAATATCACAACATTGCTGTTACTGGCCAAATATGAACTTACATTTGAATTAGCATAGTTAGCATTAGCTGATATATTAGCTAAGTCTGCAACTGTGGCTAGGGCGTATCCACCAGCAGAAACACCGTTCTGTAAATGTAAAGTGTAAGTGTCAGTGTTAAAGACCAGTTCACCTTGTAGGCCAGTAAAAGCTGCCACTGCTGCGCTATTGCCTCTTAATAATCTTAATCGTCTGGTGCTTATTGTCATTATAGTGTACCTAAGTCTTCAATCGGGTCGCTTACAAAAATATTAGCTGTAAATTCTGGATATGCTGTACCTACAACGACCATTTGGCCCTGCGCTCCCCAATTATCGTCAACATAAGCAGGTTGCTGGGTATTGCCTGAAGTATAGTATATACTGTAGATATATTGTTCACGGTCAAACGCATTTATGTTAATCACTGGAATAGTAACAGTACCTATGCCCGCTGTAGCATTGCTGATTGTTACATTGCTTTGAAAAATAACATTTGCGTTGCTGGTCACATAGTCGTCAATTACACTAAAAACCAAGGGCTGTACATTGCTAAGATTGTAGGGTTTTTGATCCTGATTTTGTACTTTTAATTTGATGATGTTGTCTACACCTTTGTAGACTGTGATAGTTCTTGTGTACACGACTCTGTTCCTTTGTTCAATTTCGGGATCCGTAGCTATTTGTACTAGGATCGTATTGTCGTAGATATATGTGTTTATCTGTTGCATAGAGTATTTATTTCAAAGCCATATTCAAATTACGGCAAAAAAATTGCAGCTAAATAAATTCGTGCAAGAATACCAAAAACTATTAGACGACTATCCCTTTCTAAGCTTTTTAACTTACGGGGGCAATGAATACATAGGCATTATACAAAATATAGATGATATAATTACCAGCATCTATGATTTTGCAGTGCTAAAAACTCCTGAACAAAAACTCTTATACTTAGAACTAGGAGAAGCGTGGTGGTGGGAAAGTAATAGGATGGTTCCTATTAATATATTCTTGAAAACAGAATGGAACCCGTTTAGACCTACGCTAAAAACATTCAACAGTAAAGATGTTGAAGTAAAATACGGGCCAGCGTTAAGCCTTAAAGAAAACGCTCAAAAGCGTTCAAAGCGTCGAAGCATTACCCTTGTACGAAGGGTCATTTAAATTCATGTTTACAGCTACTAATGTTGCGTAGCTGACACTGTGGCTCTTTTTGAAGAAATAACTGTTGTCTTGAGGTTTATCCCAAACAGTAGCAGCAACTTCACGCCAAGTTTTACCAATTAAATGTCGTTTGGCAGGACGGATTACTGCTAGAAACATAGCCATTCTAGGTATGCTGTCTACGGGCTCGGGCATTTTTATCAGTGTATCGTAATGGTTACCTATGTGAATTAACTGCTCACAGAATTCTCTGTTATACAAATTTGCCCAATTGGGTTCAGTTTGCATAAGTTCCAATAAATGTTGTTCGCTGGCAACTCTTGTGTAAACGCTGACATTCAAAAAGTCCAGTTTCAAATAGCCCCTATCTTCGGCAGCTTCATAATCTAAACTGGCATAACCTGTAAAAGGATCTTGGGGGATACTTTGAAAATAAACACCTGTATTATGCTTGGATACTTTGCTATCTTTGATCATACTAGCAGGCGTATGCTTTAACAATGCCAGTATTTGGTCTCTATTGGCAAAATCGATGTCGATGTCTGACTTAAACTTCATTCTTTTTTCCATTTTAGCGAAAATAATGTGGCATAACTTTCGCAATGATCTTCAAAGTAAAATACTGTTATTTGCTCTTGCGGTTTGAACTGCCAGTTATAATCAAGTTTGTCAACTAGTCCGTGTTGTTTACACCAACGGCTCAACTCAATTGACATGTCAGCACCAGTTCGTTGATCTCTCCACGGTACTTCTACCCTGATCATAGCCCTGCCTGCTGTAGTATGTTTTTTATATATTCTGTGTCAGCAACATAATCTTTAAATTTACGCTGCCAAAAATCGGGATCAATCCAGGGCATGATGATTGTTAATTGTTCTTCATTTAACGAGCTGAGAAATTCAACGCCGCTGTCGCAGTTGTAAACAATCCACGGACTGATTCTACCATTTGCAATGTGATGACAAATAATATTAGTGCCACCTTGTCGAAAGTAATCTAAAAATCCGTTTGCTAACTGCGGATGACTGTCGCTGTAGTCCTGCATTTCTTTAAATGCTCGCTCCACTGCATCATCAACACTTTCCTTACGCATATACTGTTGTAGCCATTCTACATAAAATGCATCTTTAGTCCATTGGTCTAGTTTTTTATTGTTCTTCAACAGCCAATCTGCATAACTGCCGAAGTTAACACATCTAATGCCTCTACAATGGCGTCCAAACTTTACAAAAGCTGAATAAAAACTACTGCCAGCAAAGTCATCATAGGTTTTTAGTTTAGCACTGCCCTGCGTAATTTCATAAAATCTCAAATAAGCCTTATAACCCAACTGCACATCAGGATCGTTTTGATTCTGTGCTCGGCGTTTAGGCTCACAAAGATGGGCACTAAGTGTACTTTCTTTTGTGTATGACTTTTTGCAGTATTGGCAAGTAAATGTCAACCTAATTCCTTTTTAATGTCCTGATCAGTCATGCCCATTTTTTTAGCCAGCTCTTTTAATTCTTTGTCAGAATTAATTTCAGCTAACAACTCTGCTTCATCCTGTTTGATGTGTGGATAAAGTTTAATAATAAATTTTACTGCCTTGTTGTTTGCACTGTCTTTCTTTTTGGCAGCTTGCCAGTAATGCCTCTGAAGGCCCATACCTGGACTAATAGTTGCACACAGCAACCATTGTAGTTTTGGATGTCGGTTTAAGTCAAAGAAGTTTTGATTTACACGGTCATTGGTAGCTCTAAGGTACCATTCTTGAAGATCCGGAGAACCTTGTACACTGGCTGCATAACGCAACATTAAGTAAGTACTAAACTTCTTGCGCTCTTCATCGTTAAGCTCATCGTAGAAGTCATAGTTTTTGGCATCTAGTTGTGCCATTTCATTGTTGATTGATAGTTTATCCATTATACTGGGTGATGCATTACTGTGGTGTCGGGCTCTTTGGTCAGCAAGTATAACATTTTAACACGATCCAAGGCATCTTGTAAAGCAGGATTGGTTTTAGCAGCATCAGATATTGCTACTAGTTCTGCAATTTCTCTTACAGGTTTGCCAAACATAGTAGATTCTCCGGGGTAATCTCTACCAATTTCAAATCTATCATTGGGTGGTGCTCCTAATTCTCTGGCATAAGTTATGCCATCGGCTCGTTCATAAATGTATGAAACGCCGGGTTTTAATTGACTCATCGATTATTCCAATCAGCAATAATATCGTAATATATTTCTGCCAAATATTCTTGCCCTTTTGGATCACTGTGATAGCCAGGATCCCAATTGTTATATTTCACAGGGTGTAGATATCTAGCATGAGATGGTGTAAATTTATCTTCGGTGATTAAAAACTTATCCGGAACTATATCAGGTATAATGGTTCTTACAGTGTTTACTGACCACAAATTATCAGGCAACACAATAAATTTAATTCCTTCTAAGAAAGCTTGAACAATACCGTCTCTCATTATCCATGTATCTAATTGTTGCTTCCAATTACTGTCGTATAAGTTACTGATGTAGTGTTTGACAGCATTGTATTTTGTTGGACTTAGTGGTTTACTACGGTCAGCATTTAAGCGATTTTCAGACAAAGTTCTTAATGATTCACTGAGCAAACTATAATGATCTTTAATATAATTTATATTCTGTAGCCCACGAACTGGTTCATAAGAACCAACTGGCACTTCTATTCTGTCATGAAAAGTAGGAGCAATGATAGCAAAATCAGGTTTTAACCTTATGCACTCATCTATCTGTAACCGTATACCACCATTACTGATACCCTGTCTTGCTAAATGAATTAACTTATAATCTAGTTTTTTAGCTAATAATTCTGCGTAGCTAGTACCGGGGTAGCTGTCACTGGCAGCACTAGAACTGCATCCACAAACTACCAGTGTCTTCGTCATTGATGATTTTTGTTCGTTAGGTCAGGCTTACTGTAAAAGTAACCGTATTGCTGATATACCCATTCAACAAATTTGTAAACTTCATCAGCTTGAAAATCTCTATGTGCTCGTTGCTCGTTATAAAGAACGCTGAGCTTGTGTAAGTCTTTAATCCATTCGTGTTCTAATTTCATAATTACTCCTTACCAACATTTTGTATAGTTAACTATCTCACTTTGCCTACTGATATCTTTAACAAAGTAAACACACAAGGGTTTTTCTTTGTTAGTTTCTAAAGGTACTGCTAGCATTTGTCCTGGCTTTAGTTTAGGAAAATACCATTTAATGTCTTGATAAATGTCAATGACTTCTATCTTAAAAAATTCAGGCCTAAAGCTGGCCAATGGATTAAAAGCAAAAGCACTGAATCCACGATCATTGATGCTGGTTAGGGGCACAACTTCTAAGTCTCCGAGATCGGGCTCGCCTATTAGTATTTGCCAGTCCATGGGCATTTTTACTACATTGCCCCCAATGTTTAAGACCAGTGCAGGACTGTTAAAACTTTCTAAAAATATTAAAGGTATAAAAAAGTAGTCAGGATCTTTTGGGTCACTGTTATCTAGTACACAAAATCTAACATCATCAACTTCTTCGGGTATTTCGTTTAGCTCGTAGGCTGCGTTATGTTCTAAGGTTAGTAATCGAATTTTTGTCTCCTAATTATTTGTTTTTACAGTTGTCAAAATGATAACGTTTTAAACCGCTGGCGCCACCTACAAACAAGCAGTGAGGACACATTAATCGATCTTGCTTAATTCCTCTACGTTTTTCTCCGTTTAGTATATTTGCATTTGTGAGATTAGTCAAGTGTTCTTTACTTCTTGGTGGTTTTGGTATACCAGTTAACGGACTTACATAGCCGTTTTCTCGTTTTTCTTTCCAAGTCTCGTTGATTTTTTTCATAAAATCTTCACTGTGTTTTTTGCCAGTCATTCCTGCGTTGTGGCCTTTCTTACCTTCACTAACTTTTTGGCAAAATTCAACTGAGCGTTTTCTACCAGTTAATGTGTATGAACGCTTTTTATTTGATTCTTCAGAATGTACTATTCCTGTTACACCTTTATTCCAGGGCGTTCTGCCCCGGGCACGGTTAGACATTTTAATCTTGGATTCGATACTATGTTTTTTACCAATTCGTGCTTGGGATATTGTTTCCCTTATCTTTTTATATTCCCAAGATGTAAATATACGGTCCTGCCCGGGCGATGATTGAACAAATTTGCCAACTGCAAACTTCATCAGCTGCTGATGATGCCCAGTTACCATTTTAATTAAAAGTAAATGACATACAAAATGCTCGCGAGCGGTTAGTCTTGCAATATTACTTTTGTCATCTGTACCATTTAAACTACGGGGAATAATATGATGCTTTTCGATGTAACCCTCAATGTTTCTATGCTGGGAGTTTTTAATTATATTAAAATACCAACGAGTGTATTTGTTTTCTAAAAAGACTATTCTTGCCAATTTATTTTCTCCAAAGAATAATTGTATTTAGCTTCTTTGTAAAAACTCTTGCGTTTAGTAAGGTGTCGTTTTGCAAATTTGCAGGTGCTGGTAATGTCCCAAATTTCAACATGGTCTTTATCCTGCGCTTTTCTAATACCTCGCCCAATAGACTGTATAACCCTGACAAAGCTCTTTCCGGGCTCCACAAGAACCAAATTAAAGATCCTAGGAATATTAATGCCCACAGCGGCCACACCATAAGTCGCCACAATAACCTTCCCATCTGAGACAGCCACCTCATCATATTCTTCCTTTCGATCTTTTGCTTTGGTTGCACCACTGACAAATACAGCGTTATTGATTTTACTGGCCAATTCTTTACCTGGGCCAACTCTATCTACTAGAACCAGTGTATTACCTGATTCAGCAATTTTATTAATCACTGAACTGATATAATCTATTCTAGATTCAGTTTCTAGCAAGTAACGCAGTTCTTGTTGATAGTCTTTGTACTCAACATAGTCTACCAATTGAACTATATTTACATGACAGTTGCTGAGATGACCTGCTTCTTGAAGTTCGCTGGCGCTGAGTCTACCCATTACAGGCCCAATGCAACAATTTAAGGCTTGAAAAGCAAAGTCTTCTTTAGGAATAGTTCCTGTTAGTCCCCAACGAATAGGAGTGCGAGCAAACACTGAAGTTAGTAGTGTTTTAAGTGCATCTGCTTTGGCACTGTGAGCTTCGTCTACCATAACGCAGACAACATTTTCTACAAATTCATTTATAGTAACATCTGCTTCATAGTTTTTAGTGTTCTTTAACAAGGTGTTCAAACTTTGCCAAGTACAGATAGTATGTGTGCGATTATATTCTTTTCTATCGCCAAACAATACACCAACATCCAGGCCCATGTTGATATAGTCTGCTTCTGTTTGTGTTACTAAACTTTTACTGGGCACAATAACAACACTACGACCATATTTTTGCACACTTGCAGACAGGGCCGCTGTCATGATGGTTTTACCTGCACCTGTGGCTACTTCTTGTATACACTGCGGATTTTCTAAAAATTTATTAACAATCTCAACTTGATAATCACGCAACAGTATAGGATCGCCCGCCGCAGGATGACCTTTAGGCCATTTTATATCCTGAAATGTAGTTTCAGTTACGGGTTCAAATTCAAAAGTAACGCTGTATTCTCTACGGTCTTGTATGTCAATATCATATCCCCGTTCTTCAATGATGGGCAGTATTTCGGGCAGTAAGTTAATGTAAGTACTGCCGCCTAGATTAAAGTAAGGCACTTTGCCGTCCCAACGACCAAGTCGAACTGCAGGCAAGTATCTTGCTCCGGGTATTTCGTATTTGAACTTTTCAACTAATCGTTTACGGTCAGTTAGTTCAAGATTGTGAAGTTTACAATTTACTTCGTCTTTGATTTCAATTATACAGGTTGTCATTCAATGTAAAATATTTTTTCGGCTTGGCTTAACCAGCTTTGTTTTCTAGTGCCAACTAGTATGCTAGATTCACTGACAAAACATTTAATTTCAGTGTCTGTAGATTCATGTCGTAAGTATTTAATGTCGTCTGTGCTTTGTTTGGGTAAACCCGTAGCATAAACATATACTGGTAGTCTATTAGTAACCCTAGCATAGTTTACAACATCTTCAACAGTAAGTCTATCTTTATTAAACTTTTTGTTATTGCGAATTACCAACAGTCTTTGCATGACCGTAAGTTTAGGATTCGAATTATAAAATTTTAACAATATATCTTTAGGAATAGTGTAGCCTAACACTGTGCTGTTGTCAATAAGTGCTAACAGATTATCGTAACCAAAGCCACCACATTTTTCTACGATGTATAGTTTAAGACTGTCTGCGGCATTAGTAATGTCGTAACCAGATCCAGTATCAACTAGTTCAATCACAAACTGCTGTTTTTCGCAGTCTAGAATTTTTTGATAAAGATCTTTAATTTCATCATCTAGTTCAATTTGATATTTTTCCGCTACAGCACAAAGCCAATTTACAGTGCTTTCGGTGATGGCCAACTTCCAAATTTTATTGTCGAAATCAAATTCGCCACTACCATCACCTGCTTTTACTTGAACTTTAATGCTGTTAATTAATTCAGTATCGTAGGGGAATCTTAAATAAATTTTTTGATCTTTAACATAAGCTCGCTTAGACCTATCAATGGTCCTAATAGTCATTCGGTACTTGTCAAAGTTTTCTGGCACTGCCACAGGTGTAGGCAGTTGGCTCAATTGTTTACGATATTTGTTAACAATTTTTTTGGCCAGTTCTGCTTGTTTGTCTGTGTAAGCAGTATTCTTTTCCGAAGTTTGACTGGCTAAACTGGCTACAATTTGTACATCATATCTGGCCAAACTCAAAGGACTGGAAGTTTGATCAAACAATCCCAATTTACGATTGTTGATGTCTCGGTAACCACCAATAAATTCCAAGTAATCTTCAATGTATTGAAAAGTAATCATAGGACAATTATACAATATTTAAAATAACAAGTCAAAAAAATCCCTGCCGAAGCAGGGATACAAAGGCCAATTGTCAAAGGAGCTAGCTTAAAAGACAATTGGGATTTTATTCTTCCTCAAAATCTGATACATTACCATCTTCGTCTGCGATGATGATTCTGCGGTAATCGTTGTCACCTTCGATTAAGATAGGACCCCAAATATATGTTGCACTGTCGCCTTGATACCATCCGTCTTCTTCAAGAGCATAGAAACCTTCTTCTTCGATTAGTTCTTCAAGACGCTCGCGTTCTTCATCGTCCATGTCTTCAGGCCATTCGATATCTTCCCAACAGCCATCCCATGTTTCGTTAAGTTCAACTTCTTCGATGTTGTTACCGTATGCATCGTAAATGCTGATGCTGTCAGTTTTACCATCTCCGCCTGGAACTTCTGTAAACTCGAACTCTGGAGGATTTCCATCGTTGGTATACACAGTCCACGAACCGCCACGCCATCCGGTTTTACGAATGATAGTCATACCATCTTTGGTATATTCTTCGTGCTCTTCGATAGACTTTTTGTAGTATGTACTAACAGTCCAAGCAGTTAGCTGTTTTTTCTCTTCTGGTTTATCAGTAGGTTCGGGTCCGTTAGGCCATGCCATCATTGTTCTCCAAAATAATATTGTCTAGCTCTTCACGAAGATAATGCTCATCTGGGTCATAAGCAATGCCCTGCCATTCCTTGATTTTAAGCGGCACATCATCTTCACTGCTCCATGTATAACGCCAATCAGTGCCATTCCAGCGGGCTTGATGCGTGTAGCTATCTTTGCCAGAAAGTTTAATGTTGTAGATACCTTCGCGAACTGGCGTGATCTTTTTAGGGAACCAATCGGTCATGGTGTAGGCAATATCATCCATGTTAGTGTACTTTTCCCACTTACCGGTGGTCTTTTGTGAGCCAGCAATATAAAAGCCAAAATCTGAACCTTTGCCGTTGGTATCACCGCCCCAGTTGTCAATGTCTTCATCGTTGTATTTGACTCCAGTGATGATTTCGTTACCATCAATTTCATCATAAACTAATGCAATCTTACCGGGATTAAAAGGCATAGTAAGCGGAAGTTCACCTTCAAAGAATGTGCCTTTTTCTGAACTAGTACCAATAAATACCACGGTGCCCGCAGGTTTAGAATCAATCCAAATTTCGTCGCCCCCGTGCCATTCTGGATCAGGGTTCTCGTCATCTTCACCCCAGCCGTTGATATCTTCAAGGCGTACTTCATACACAGTGTCACCGTTTTCATCTTCGACTTGTAGTGTGCCAGCACTGCGATCCACACCCCAGCAATGACCCATGTCATCGCAGTCATGCCATGAACCCGGGTAAAAGGGTTGCATGTCTTCGGGAATATTTTGTTCATCGGCATAATCACCGTCCCAAGCAAACTCATTAAGGTCTAATCGACGGTTGCGGAAATAATCGTAAATTTTACGATCTACTGTGCCCATTACATACTCACCACCATACCCCCAAAGACGAATCTTATAAGTGCGTGGAGTGAATTTTAATGTTTCAATAAGTTTGTCGTGCTCTGGATTAGATTCTACGACTTCAGCTTTTTTACGGCCCATCTGTTTCTCCTATTAATCTTTGTCTATGGGCAAACATAGCAGGTTTTTGCGATAGCGGTCCTTGATCTGTGATACCTTGGGTAAATCGCGATTACATTCCTGCATGGTCTTGTATTGCCCTTGTACTTCATACACTGTACTAGAATTATTGGGCAAAGTCAAGACCGCAACCAAAACAAAAGCAGCATCAAGCATTATAGATTTCCTTGACTGTATAGCCCTGTTCAGCGTAAAGATCTGCTTCTGCTTCAAAGTCTACCGTAAACAAAAACATGTCACCGTCCCAAATTTCAAACATAATATTTTCCATGATTAAACCAACCTTTCCACTTCTTTTTCAGTCTTGTTGGCTAGAATAGCAAACATCTTTTTCTTTTCTTCACGCTCTTTGGCAACACGCTGACGCTCAACTTCTTTAGCTTCGTACTTTTTGCGTTTCTTTTCATCCGTCAAACGCAACAACATGTCATACTGTTGAGCACGAGCCCAACCTGTCAAGAATGTTTCAACTTGGCTAAAGGTACCTGTAAAAATATCTGCATCACGACTGTATACAGGTAATGTGTCATCGGCGGGATATAATGCGACCATGTCTCCATCTGTTCGATTCCAACCTGAACTGGCACGGGGATTTCCTAACTGAAACCCCAAAGACTTAGCCTGTGCTTCAATCCGTTGATATCTTGTATATGTGCTGTATCCACTCATGCAATTCTCCCCAAACCATAATAAATCAAGTCATCCAATTCTTTAGCAAAGTCTTGGCCTTGTCTGCGTTTCAGCCACACTTGCGTCAACATCTCACGCATTTGATCACCGTCAATAAACCGGCTATTCAAGTCTAAACTTCTACGCTCAATTTCGTCCAGCAATTCTTCGTCATCTAGTTCGTCTAGTACATCACGAACATCAATTTCTACGCTAGTGCTTATATATGACATGATTTTTCCTTTATCGAAACAGGACTTACTTCACGCATCCGACACACTTGCTGTCACGCATCCGAATGCCTGTTACGCACACGGCAGGGGTTATTCGGCGGGCTTCATGCAAGTGGTTGCTGCCATGGCCTTCCAACGCAAGGGGAAGCTCTTGCGAAGATCTGCAATCTTCAGTGCCATACGCAGGCTCATCTCACGCAATTTATTTTGGTTTTCGTACATGAAGTCCAAAATCTCTTCACGGCCAATGTCACCAAAATCATAGTCCTGGAACAATTCACCGTCACCGGCAATTTGCTTGATGCGAAGGAACTTGTCACGCATGGTGTCCAAGGTCAAGTCTAGATAGTGACAACGGCTTTGCAGTGCATCCAAGTGGTCACGCAACTTTTGGCTCTTCATTTTGTCAAACTTCAAGTTGGTAATGAAAATAATACTGCCGTTGAAGTTGAACTGATCTGGCACACCTTCACGGCGCAACATAGAACTGTCACTCAACCAACTGATCTTACGCTTCTTGCCTGAGTCCAGGGCACCCTTCAATAAGTTAAGAGCAACATCGTCAAGAAGGATGCTGTCACAATCGTCAAACACCAAGACGCAATTAGGGTCAGAATACTTGTAAAGAGTACAGTACAGGCCAAGAGCAGTGGCTGAACCTTTGACAACTTCTGCACGAAGACGCTTGCCAGCGATCTGATCAAATAAGCAGGCCTTTTCAACTTCAGTTTCAACGCCATAAGATTTACCAACCCCAGGAGGGCCACTCACAATCATAGCACGAATGTCGCCGTTAGTAGCGGCTTTAGTCATTTCATGCAGAATTTCAAAACGCTCGCGGATACGAACCATTGCATCTTCGTCGGACTCGCTCACGGTGGCCTTAGCACTTACAGTGGCTTCATTAACTGTGGGCTCACCAGATACAAATTCGTAAGCGTCAACACCAGAAACTTTGATGCGGATGGTGTCGGGAAAACCAGGGAAAGTGTCGCCGTTACGAACAGTAACATGACCACCTGTTGCGGTGCGTTTATACTGCTCAACCAATTCAAAGGTCTTGCCGTTAACTTTTTGGTTACGATAAGTGCCTTTGCTGATACGAATCACTGCTGACATACTAGCTCCTTGTTGTTTCATCATGTCATTATTATAGCAAATTAACCATTTTCGAGCAATACCCATTCTTAGTGATGGGTTATTACAATTGTAATACTAAAGTATTACTGTTTGCTGATTTCGTTGAGTCTTGCTAAAATTTCTAATCTATCTAATTCAATTTTGTAAGTAGTTCTAATTAGAAATGCCAGTACTGCTAGAGCCATACCTACTGCAATATACTGTAAGGGCACCAAATCAAGTAACAATGCAATAGCAAAACCAGTAAGGACTGCTGAAGCGAAAAATTTGAAAGTGTTAAATGCGGCTGTTTGTTTTAAAGTCATTTTGTTTTTCCTTTTTGCGATAATGCAATTATAACAGAAAAAAGAATTAATTGCAATACCCCTACAAGTTGTAGGGTTAATACTAGAGCATTACTCTTCAGATTTGTTGTCTGCGTCAATGTATTGCTTAATGACTCGCATAAGTTTACGACTAGTATCATAAACATATTCTTTGTCTTCGTCCTCGGTATGGACTACAAGAATAAAGCCATTTGCGGCTTTGCGGATTTCAATTGATTCGAACATTATAGCTCCAGGTTAGTTGAGCCATAATGTTAGCATATTATGTAATATAGATCAAGCAATTCGGCAAAATACCGAATGTAAAACTTTGCTGGCATTATCAAAGTTACTTTCCATTACGGTTAGATTAGCCATACCATAAGCAATGGTGCCCATGTCTCTATAGTAAGTTGGAGATGGCCAGCGTCGTTGTTTTAATGGATAACTGTTGATTAACAAACATTCATCACCGATGTGTTGGTAATCACGGCCCTGCATAATTTGAATTGCAATAGCTTCGTTATGTATGTTTAGGTTATTGAAATTTTTTGCCAGCAAGTGTACGATATAAGTTTCAACTTCGTCTTGCAAATATGTATTGCTAAGACTTTCGCTTTCCATTATTAAATCGTAACTTGCTCTTACAAAATCATTCCAGCTCATGCAGCTATTTAATGTCTACAATCATTTCTTCAGCTAGTTCTGCATCACTTAAGAACGGAGTCATATCATGCAGACCTGCTTGTTTACCGTTTTTCAATGCTTGGGCAGGTAATATTTCTTGATTCTTTAAACAAACACAATCAAAAATAATTTGGCCGCCGTACCCACTTAGTAAGCTGGCATAGCGATCAAAATCGTCCTGTGTTGAAATTTTGAAATACTCAAAGCCAAAAGTCTCTGCTACAAGTTTAAAGTCTGGAAACCATAAACCTTTTTCACGGCTGGTTCCGTAAACACGGCCATCAAAGTATTTTTCCTGTGTGTTTTTAATGCTGAGATAGCCGCCGTTGTTTAGCAGTACAATACTTACATTTAAGTTATGCTCTCTTATTACGGCCAGCTCTTGAATGTTACTCATAAAGCTGCCGTCACCAGTAATACAAATTACGGGTCGATTACCATTGGCCAGTGCTACCCCAATGGCGCCCGGTACTGCCCAACCCATATCTGCTTGAGCAGGACTAAACACTAATTTTTGTCCTGGCTTTGTTTCTAATGCCGTAGGACCAGCATAGCTAATGCTACCAGCATCACCCATTAGAACTTGTTCAGGCCTACTATGCGTGTTAATCCAATCTAGAACTGCATAGATGTTGACAGCACCTGTGGTGTTGTCTGCTGAATATTCAGGTTGAATTACAGGCCATTTTTGTTTCCAGTGTAAACACTTTGCTAACCATTCTGTTCTTGTCATAGCATTGCCTCAAAAAAGTTTTCTAAGTAATCGTTGTACTTGTGATCAATATGTACAATATCTTTGTTTAATTCATTCCAGTCAATGTCAACAAGAACTTTAGTGCTAGCAGGACTAAACTGTCGAGGGTCATATCCAACAACACTAGCATTTAAACTACTGCCCAAAATCAGCAATAAGTCGCAATTTTGAACAGCAAAGTTTCCGGCTCTACTGCCTTTTTGTCCCACAGTGCCCATACTGTAGTGATGGTTACCAGGTGTGTAATCTCGGCCGCCGTAAGTGCTGGCAAAGGGCAGTTGATATTTTTCGATGAATTCATTGAATTCAGCGACGGTATTACTTTGTCTAATACCGTATCCTGCCAATATCAAAGGTCGTTCTGCTGTCACTAACAATTCTTTAACCACAGTGTAGTCCTGTGGTTTAACTAAGCTAGCCGGCGGATGAAATTGTCTAGGATTATCAGGCATTTCTGCTAATTGGATATTGCCAGGAATATCAATCCACACGGGCCCGGGCCTGCCTGTTTGCGCTAACCAAACTGCTTGTTGTAACATATAAGCAACATCTTTTACATCAGTAATAAACTCGCTTAGTTTAGTCATTGAACGGTATGTTTCCACAACATGGTGTTCTTGAATTCCGTACTTGCGAATGTTAAGACCTTTTTCTTTATTAATGTAACCACTACAAGTATCAAGTCTTACATTACCACTGATGAACAGCACAGGCACACTGTCTTGCCAAGCATTTAATACGCTGGTAGCGCAGTTGGTACCAGCACAGCCTGTTGTTGGGTTAACTACTGCTAGTTGACCTGTATACTTGCTTTCACCAATGGCAGCATGACCAGCACCCTGTTCATGATGATAACAAATATACGGCAAACCCGATTTAATAAAGCCATCGTTAAGACCAGCAGCACCACCACCCATAAGGCCATGTACACGCTTGACTCCAATTGACTGCAAATACTGGGGGATCCAATCACATACTCTCATTCTAGTCCTTAAATGTATAAACTAATAAAGCCTTGAACAATTTTACCAATGTAAGCAATTTGCTCAGGTGTAATCACAGGACTTGTTCCGTGGAAGTAAGTATGTGTCATAGCATGAGTTGCTCGAGGGAAATTGTTTTTAGCCGCAGTCGGATCCATCAAATGGCTGTAAGCTGGCTGTAACATAATATTGCCAGCAAAATACGGACGAGTCTGAATAAGGTTTTCTTCCAAATAGTCTACTATATCACTTCGACTAAATGGTGCGCCCTGCCTTATTGTTAAGGGAAAAGCAAACCATGATGGATCCGACTTAGCCTGTGCTCTAGGTAAGTGGAAAAATTCTTCATAGGGTTTATAAATGTCAAACAACAATTTATAATTACGCCTACGAAGTTTATGAATCTCGGGCAACTTCTTCAACTGCTCGAGACCCATGGCACACTGTAGTTCGATTGGTTTTAGATTGTAACCAATTTCATCATATACATATTTGTGGTCAAACACTTCATCGGGCAGTGTTGGAATCCAATTGTTAAATCGCTTACCGCAAGTACCACATTTAAGTTTGTTGGCTTCGGGTCCTACACAATAGCAACCACGACCCCATTCTCGGAAACTACGCAAAATAATTTCTTGTTCAGCGTCATTAGTAGCAACAAAGCCGCCTTCACCCATGGTCATATGGTGTGCAGGATAAAAACTACATGAGGACATAAGGCCAAAACTGCCTAAAGGAACGCCGTCGTACATACTGCCTAGTGCATCACAACAATCTTCTAATAGAATTAGATTATAGCGTTTGACTAAATCCATTAGTCTATGCATGTTAGGAGGATTGCCTAGTACATGAGCAAATGTAATTACACGGATAGAAGGATCCGAGCTTAGTTGCATTTCAACTTGATCTAAATCTAGATTAAGTGTGTCCAGTTCAATGTCTACAAACACGGGCTCAAAGCCCATTTGCAGTGTAGGATTAAGTGTGGTGGGGAATCCGGCGATAGGCATTAAAACTTTAGTGCCCTTAGGTAAATTATAACCACGCTTGCTAGTTAATGATGCCATCATTAACAAGTTACTGCTGCTGCCGCTGTTGGTAACAATGCCACGAGTTTTACCAAATTGTTGGGGGAACTCATGCTCAAACTTAAGGCCTGCATCGCCCATGGCCAGCCAGCCTTTGAGTAAACTTTCAACTCCTGCTACATATTCG